CTTTTGGATTAATACTTTCCATAATCTTAGTTAATTCATAGTTATTTGGTGCCAATGGAACTATATCAGAGAAGCCGCCATCTATCCACGCATTTACTCTTCTGACATAATCAGTACCTAGTACATACATATCGATGATATTACTTGTACTTGGATCAATTCTCTTATCAATATCAGCATAGTGATCCCATCTGAATGTCATGAATTTATCTTCGACATAACTTCTGCCTATAACAACTCTATATTGATTGCCAGCATAAATTATTTTATCCTTTGCAGGCGCGTTTACAAGTGTATATTGGCTAGTGGGCAATGGTTCCCATCCTGAACCGGAACGTCTTTGCCATTCACCTTCGTTGATATCAAGATCGTCACTTTCTATATAGAATCTAATTATTGCGGTTTCTGGTATTCTATCAGACTGTGCTTGGTTTGTAGCTACAATTCTATCACTAACACGTTCATATACAATATTATCAACATCTGTATATTGTTCTAAAACAATATGAGAGAATTCCACTTCAGATACGTCGCCTAACTCATCATTATCTACATTATCTAAATTAGTAAATACTTGTAGCATACCGTGTGGGTTACGATCAATATTCATGCTTGTTAATTTAACTTTTGTGTAATCAACATAACCTGCAGGTGTGATATATGAATCATATACATATGATTCTACATCTGCATATGCTTGTAGTCTATCAGCATCTATCGGTAATAGACTACGCTCTACTCTTACTAAGAAATCTGAGAATACTGCAGTTCCTCCAATACTTCTAACATTAATACTATTACCAATACCAGGATCAACTGTCCAGAAAATAATTGTATAGGAACCATTATTTTGTGTTACTTCACAATCGCTAAGATTAATTTCATTATTATTAATATCTGTCAATACTAAATTATTAATACTAATATTTTCTGCAGGGAAGTTTATTTCACCAAACGCAAATTGTTTCCAATATACGTCATTGTCAGGATTATCAGGGTCATCTCCAGACTCGTTATGATTTCTTATTGACCATCCATCTGCACTCATATCAGTAAATACAAATTCATAATTCGAGCCATCAAATGATCTACCAAATTCAGTTTGTACGCCAGTATCACCTGATACTGCTGTATCTATAGTTTTACCAGTAGGCAATTCGGATGAGTCAACCCATGCAAAATTATTAGGATATGCAAGATCGAAATATGCATTAGTTAAGTTACCTTTAAACCCTTCAAGGTCAAAATCAGCCTGTGTATAATTAGTTGTGTATACAAAACCATCGCTAACATTACCACTATCTTCGATTGTTACTTCTGTGCTTGAATACACATATTTGTCACTATCATCGACTAAGTGATTATCATCATAATCATCAAGACTTAATAATTCACTTAGACCATCTTTATCGTAACTAACAGTATATTCTGGGTTATCCCCGATAACAGTGTCAGATGACGGTGCAACAGGAGCAACTGGATATTCTACACCCAACGGCGATATAAGTTTGTGCTGGGTACTTGTTACAGTATATGCTGATGTATTGTTAACAAAGTTATGTGTAATTACTGCGCCAGTTTCAGAAAAATCTGCATCAAATGTTACAGTATTATCACCGGGTTCTACCACATTACTAACTTGTGCAGTACCTATGTTAATTAATTCTTCAAGTCCACTAGATGAATCACTAGCAACTGTAGTATAATATTTTAAAAATAGTTTATCACGTTCTGCTAAACTAGTTTCATTATCTACAACTAATTTATCATTGTTGTAAAAGAATTTTACTTGTTTTTTGCTATCGAATACTATTTTCTTACCTGTAAATTTAGCAACATATTCTGCTTCATTTTCTCTAACACCTGGAACATATGTAAATGTTATATAAACATCTTTTCCTTCGACTAATGGAACATCATTTACTTCATCATGTAATTTCCATTCCCAAACAGATGTATTACTTTTGGGAACATATTTTATAATAAAACTCTGAACTGATAAGTCTTCTATTTTATTAATTTTAATATCTTTTATTTCATCTGCTTCAAATCGTGTTCTATACGCACGTACTATTTTTTCAATACTTCCAGTAGTTTCAGGTAGAATATTTTCAATAAAATATGAATCCACCGCTGATCCAACAACGCTACTTTCAATGTTTCTAATTTTTGTCCAAGATAATTCTTTTTCATTTGTTCCCTGAGTTAAAATATGATCACCTGGATACAAAAATACTGTGCCTAATGAAGTTGATGATACGGTATCAATTATACTAGCATTCGTACTACGAACAGTAAAATTCAAATATGGCGCTAAAATCGTAGATGCTGGATTATACATATTTTCAAAATAATATAAATTCATCAGGCTTGGATGTTTTAATACTTCAGTAATTTTATTTCTAATGAAATTATCAATCTGTCCATTCTGGCGATTAAAACTTAGATTCATTGTTATAATATCATCTTCTAAGAATACACTACCATCAGTACCAGTTGCACTTAAATTACTATGATTACCAGTAACGTCATCCATTTCAAAGAAACGAGACTTACCAGAAAATGTAGTATTAATTGCTTTTGATTTTGATATAACATTTGCGCCAAGAGTTAGAGGATAGATATTATAATCCTGTGCGTTTACCATTCTATCCTGTGAATAATATGCTCTTGGTGCAATACGTCTAACACTTTCGAATGTTTCAGCAGCATAGTTTTCACTAAAGTCACTTGTTGTTGTCATTGTTATTGTTAAATCATATGGACGATCATCACCGCCAATATATGGTATAGTAATTGCAACTTCTGCTATATCATTTGCGTTTACAGTGAAATTTTCATTTGCAGTTTGTCTATACCAAATACGATAATTACCGTATGCAGCATTACCAAAAATACCATCAGGGAAATTAATTGCGATACTATTATCAATATTAGTAGTGACACTCGCTAGATCGCCGCTGCCTGTTCTTAAAGAATTATATATAGCAGTTTCTCTACTATCATTATCAACTGTTGTTACGGAAGATGTATAATTTCTATTACTATCAGTGCGTTGGATCCAAACATCTGTATTTGATATATCGATAACATCAATATTTTGAGTTCTATTAGACAGTTTTAAATCATATGTATAATCACTAAAGTTCATTTCTCCCGCTTTTGCATATACAAAAAATCCAGTTCTATCACTTGCAGGACCCAGGTTATCATTACGATTAATAACTGTGAAATTTTTAGAAACTTTAGGCTCTGCTTCGCCAATAATTTCATCTACAATTTCTACTTTAGTAGTTTCAAATTTTCTACTACTACCAGCAATATCTGCGGAAAAAGGATAATTAAAACGTTTAGTTAGAGGGTTTTCGTTAATCTCATATATATTATTTTCGATGCCTAGAAAATTTAGAGTTGCAGTTGGGTCTTGTACTTTAGAATTTTTAGAAAAAGTTGAGTCTAATATTGTTATAAAGTTTTCATACCAATCAGCATTATTTGCATCATTCCAATTTACTGTGGTATTTGCTAAAGAGTTGCCTTCATTATCTGCCACATCTTGATTTGTAGTGACACTAGTAATTTTCATATAACCACGTGCATTAATAGGGCGCGTTTTAATATATCCTAGATTCTTTGCCATACGAAGAATTGATTCACGGCGTTCAGCAGTATCTAAGAAATTTTCTCTGGTGTTCATATCTAGTCTGAAAGAAAGAGAATGACCTAAATATGCAACCAAGTCTAAGATTGCAATAAATTCAGAACTTGCAATAAAATCATTAAATTTATCTGGGTATGTTTGTTGTACATACGCAAGTAATGCTTCACGTATTGTGTCAAAATCATATGCTTTCAAACTAATATTAGTATATGCTGTATAAACTGCACTCCAACTTTCACTAGCGAATAAGTTATCAACTCTTTCTTGGCTCATTTTATTCTCTTTCTAAATTTACTGTAAGTTCAACTTGTTCACCAGTTGGAATAATAGAAACTGATAATTTTATGTTTAAACTATGGTCATCTTCTGATATAGTAAGGGTGTTAATAGTTACCCTAGGATCTTCATCAATAATAGAATTTATGTCAATATCAATTATATCTTTAATTTCTGGTGTTAATGGTTCAAAAATTAAGTCATGAATAATACTACCGTATGTTGGCATCATAACACGTTCACCTTTACGTGTCATTAAATGATTCATCAAATCCTCAATAACCAAGTCTTTACCATAAAGATTATGATTTATTGCTTTTTTATTTTTAGTACTAAATCCTGCAAAATTAACTGCCATCTGTTCTCTCAATTTTAAATATTTTGTTAAGAGTATTTATCATCGTATAAACTACGTATATTTGAAAAAAGTACTTGACAAGCAATAATTTTTAATATAATATTAATATTATTAGGAGTATTATCAATGAAGGACAAAGATAAAATAATACAACTGAAACCTTTTCAAAAAAGTAATAAACCCGGGATATTACCAATGCAAAAAATAACTACAGAAGAAATGTTTCGGTTAGAAATAAATGAACTTCAGAAAAATTTGTATGCTGCATATGACCGAATTACAGAACTAAAAGAAGAAATACGAAAACTTGAATCTACAAAAACAAATAAGGAATAATTAATGCCAAATCTAGTACCAATGGTTGTAGACCAATCTGCTAATGGTGAACGAAGTTATGATATCTTTTCACGACTTCTTAAAGAACGTGTACTGTTCTTAACAGGAGAAGTCAATGATTATCAAGCAGACTTACTATGTGCACAATTTCTATTTTTAGAAAGTGAAAATCCAGAAAAAGATATTCATTTTTATATTAACTCCCCGGGTGGCGCAGTAACCGCTGGTATGGCAATATATGATACTATGCAATTTATTAAGCCAGATGTTAGTACGACTGTAATGGGACAAGCGTGTTCAATGGGGTCACTATTAGCAACAGCAGGAGCAGCAGGAAAAAGATATATCCTGCCCAATGCAAGACATATGATCCACCAACCAAGTGGTGGGGCTGGCGGACAAGCAACTGATATGGAAATTCAAGTCAAAGAAATTTTGAAGATGAAACGTTCACTGACTGAAATTTATGTTAAACACAATAGTGCTGGAAAAACACTAGATGAAATGCTTGCAGCAATGGAACGTGATAATTTCATGGATCCACAAGAAGCACTAGCATATGGTTTGGTAGACCAAGTTATAGATCATAGACCCGTTTAACTAAAGCCGGGAACATAACTCCACATCTTAGCAGTCTCAATTCTTAAAGCGGCAAGTCGTTCATCGACTTTGCCGTTTTTTCTTTTAATGTTACTCTGTATTTCATCTGTTATATCAAACCATTTTTCATTATTAATTAAATTAATAATATTATGATTGGGTATTTTGTCTACACCTTCATAATAAAAATAATGAAGTAACGCATCATATTGTGGTTGTCCTAAAGGTTGTGTAATAAATTGTTCTAATACATTTCCAATAGCACGTAATTGTTTTTCTAAAATTATCTGCGCTGATTGTTTTGTTATTTTTTGGCTTTCAATGGAAACTCTTTTGGAAGATGATGTAATATAACCATATCTAAATTCTACATCAGGTATCTGATAATTATAACCTATAATACCATTTTTTATTTCCAGTGTAGGAATAACATCATTAATAATAGCATTCTTACTTAAATTAGAAAATATAAGTTCATTTACTACAAATGATGTAACACGTGTATATGATAGTATATACGTGGGATTACCGTCAGTATCGTATCCAGTTCCCAGATATGTACCGTATGGTGTTATAGTATGTAATGGTAGTTGAATATAATTTAAAAGCGATCCTTTTCTCTTATCGTAAATCATTTTATGCTCTCCAATTACTTTCATCTCTTGCTGCTATTAACCAACTAGAAGCAGACCCAACAGAATGCGTTGATCCCCATACGCCAGAATCAGATTTATATGTTGCTATATCAACATGTACCCCAACATCTGCCATATAACCTGGACCAACGCCAACTGCATTTGCACCTGAATCAAAACACGCTTTGACAAATTTCTTTATTATTGGTATATCAGCACTTGATCGTGAACTTAACTTACCTGCTCCACTATACAACCAAACATCAGCGGCAAAACCATTATCATGTCTTGTACTACCTGTACGCCTTGCACCAGGACCAGCTGGATCCTGTCCACCCGAGAATATAACTACATCAACACTTGCAGAACTTGCTGCTTGTTCTAGTATACTAAACAAATCATTTCTAATAACTTTGTTACGTGTTCTTCCACTAAAGTCTCCAACATATGTAACGTTTCCACTTCCATTACCAACTTGATCCTGTATTGCTTCATCATTTACTTTTTGTTCATCGGGATCTACGGTACTATCATTTGTAGCAACACTATTGGGATCTGCAGCAGTCGCAGGTATATTACCTCCATTTACAGTATCACTTTCATCTGAACTTGAACTTGTGTTAGCAGGCGCAGGTTTTTTTCTTATCATTGGTTCGTGTGATACCATAGTAGATAAAATGCTTTCTTCTATTTTAGTAGATTCTAAATTTTGAATATCATTATGAGATACTGTATTAATTCCCGGTGACATTGCTGCTTGCGGTCCATTTAAATGTAATATACCACCAGTCGAAACATACATATTACTACCAACTTTAGTATGATTACTGCCTGCACTATCATAGAACTGAGAACCTTCACTTTTTAAATGTATCTGGTCTCCGCTATTTACTTGGATATCGTCACCAGATTTAATGTTTATTTTTTCAGCAGCTTCTATATTAATATTTTGATCTGCACGTAAGTTAAAATCTTTTTCTGTTCTCATACTCATAGAACCCTGCGCATATATCATTACTTCGCCACCAGAACCAATTTCTATCCAACCTGAACCTGTACTATTAATCAAATAGATTAAATCATTTGTACCATCTAAGATAACGCTTGCGCCCGATCCTGTTTGTAGACGTATTTGATTTGGATGCACGAAACCATCATCATCCACACTACCATCATCCATCGTAAGGACTGTTGAACCTGGCGTTTTTAAACCATATACTGTATTTGGTTTAGGTTCTTTATAACTTGCATTACGTAATGGTGATGCAGTTGTTTGCCCGCGCACACCATCCGCATATATACCCTGTGCAGCAGTATTAATATTTCTAGGATGATTTGCTGGTATCTGGTCTCTGCCACGCGGATCATTTCTGTTGTTAGATGCGTTACGTTGATTTCTACCACTAGTTACTTCGTCTGCTGGATCTTCGCCATCTTCAACAACTTTTATTAATCCGTCCTTACCATCTAATTTTGGAGTTAATCCACTATCCTTAACATCAGTAGCAACATCCAAAGATTCCGGTGTAACACTAATTGATGATGTATCCGCACCTTGAGAATCTGATAGTTCGGTTTTATTAATTTTTGCGCTAGGCTGATCCTTAAATACGCCTTCGCCTTGACCTGAACCATCTACTTTGGGAGGACCAGATGCACCACCAGATGCAATATCTGGTACTTCCTGTGCAACAGCAAACCAATACCCTTCACTAATTTCTCCATTGTCAGCAAAGAACACAAGTATAGTCACATCTTTAGATGGTGGAACAGCGTGTAGCCCATAACTTCCCATAGTATTTGAACCCGCAAACGGAGACGCATACTGAAAATATAAAGGATTTTCTGGATTTCCGCCCAATTTAGGAACATATGCAGCCAATCTACCTCTGCCCTCAGGATCTATACCAGGAACAGTAATAGCATGATATATACCACTCTGTATATTTTTTAGTACAGGGTTAAGATTTGATTGTTTATCTTTTTTTAATGCACCTGCTAAATTATTTAAATTTTCATCTTGTAACATTTTTTACTCATCGCCTTCTACTAATACAAAATCGTTTATTTTAACTAAAACTTCGGTGAATTTCTGTGCTGGATTTGCTGACTCATTATGGATGCTTACAGTTGTTACAAGTGGAAGTTCGTTAGAAATTTGATTTCTAATATTACTTAAATTACCTACACTCCACTGTGCGAAACGCGGATCGTCTTGTGAAATTGTTTCGCCTGCTACTACAGTGGTAGTATCTATTCCATACTGTTGTGCAAGTTCTGGATTTTCAAAACTACTATATAACTCAGTCTGCCATGTCTCTCCACTAGCCGGATCAACTACATTAACAGTAACAACTTCGCCTTTTCGAAAATCTACCCAATTTTTTTCTGCCAATTCATATTGTGCTAAATGTGGATCTGTTATTGTGAACTCATCATTTTCAGTTAAATAATCCATTGGCAATGTAAATCCATCAGATGGTTTAACAGGTAGTACAGACATATCTTTCATAATATTTACATTGCCGCTATCATCTACTATCACTCTGTCTGCAATAGGGGTTGAGTGTGCATTATCTAAATTTGAAATGTTCTCTAATACTGTATTATCAATTTGTGTTTTTTCTTCTGCTTCTTCTTCATTCCAACTCCATTCACTATCGCCGCCTGCTAATCTGTCGTTGTATATTCTAATTGATTTATCTAATTCATCATTGATCTTAATTAATTTTGCTTCATTCCGAATGGGATCCAATTGTGCAACTTCATCTATTTCATCATATGCATCACTTAAATTTTCATAATGACGTTTTTCATCTTCTGATAAATCATTATAACTTCCACCTGCTTCTGCAAGCATCTGAGTTTGTGCATCTACTATTCTTGCTTGCATTATTGATTCTCTGGGTGTTTTCAAAGGAGTTGCTGCTATCGTTTCAATAGTTGGTGCGTTATATGGAAGTGTTTTAACAGTATAAGGATTATCAATAGAATTCAATAATTCTGCTTGGTCTTCTGGTAGACTATCTATATATTTTCTTACCGTTATTCCATTCCTAGTTTCTAGTGCATCTTTATAACCACTTACTACTTCATCAGGTAAGTCCAATGCTTCTAATTGTTCTAAATTAGTCTCGAACACCGGAGATGTCGATGATGTATAACTTTCAGTAGATTCTAATGGAAGTGAACCATCTAACATCATGTTAGAATTTGCTACTTCAAGTAGTGTAGGCGGAGTAGTGTTTATGGGAGGATTAATATCAACCACTGAGGTCATATGTTCTGGTATATTGGATGCTATTTCATCAACACTGCTAGTATTTAAATTATTAATATTTGTAATCTCTGACATAACTTCATCGACTGCGGATGCATCAACCCCTATGGGATTTGTAACTGTTTCACCATCATATACTTGTGTATTTAACATTGCTATTAATTCTGGTGACACTATTTCTCCATCATCGGTCAACTCTTGTAAAATTATACTTGCCTCTTCGGGTGTGCCAAAGGTATCTAGCATCAATGATTTTACATTTTCAACAGCGGTTGTTGCACTGGTAGAACCAAAGTTACTGGCCATTTGTGCTTCATTCATTAATGATGTCAACCTAGATGCTTGGTCAGCAGATGGTAAAGAAGATTCAGATATTGCAGTAGCAAGCGTAGATAACCCACCCGACATTCTGTTGAAACTATTTTCCGCTACAATCCTAGGATCTAATGCACCACCTCTACCAACTCCTGGAGTAGTTGTATTAGTATTCCCGTTACCAAGTAAAAGTCCTGCATCAACAAACCCGCCACCAGTTACTAGTCCTAAAACATCACTGCCTCGTCCGCCACCGACGCGATTAGTTACATCAGCAAATTCACCACCGGGACCAAAACCAAATCCATCACCTTCTACTGTTCCTTTATAAACTGTGGTTGATTTAAAGTTTGAAGGTATAGGCTGTCTGATGCATTGTAAACTTTGTGTAAATTGTCCTTGACTGAATGTACTTTTTATTTTTCTAACCATATATAAGAATATATCTAAACTATCAATTTTTATATTATCAAATTCATCTACACCATCCGCTTTATTAACAACTAACATCATGTAATTTGTGCCATTCACATTTGCATTATGTCCCCTAACATCGTCAATGCTGTTATTTTTACCAAACATTTTTTCTTTTGTTTTCTCTGTTACATAATATTCTACCCAGAATGGATCGCCTTTAATTGTCATTTCAAGGCGTTGCATACTTAGATCAGCATTAAGAGATTCATTGAATTTACTTCGTGCTAACGATATATTACTCCGGTCAGTTGAACTAAAAGATGAAATAGTTGTTCCATTACGCATGTTAGATAGTATGTCACGTTCAAATGTAATACTATTAAGTGCGATTGCGTCCATCATTGATGCATATTCTGTGTCAGACAATTTATTTGAGTCTGCGAAAAAATCAGCACCCAATTCTTCTGCAAGAGATATTTCATTTATTGGTTTTAATAAATTAGAGCGAATATTTTTGTTAAATTTTGCTTGTTCTCGTAGCATTGCATTAATATCAACACCTGCTTGTGCTCTAATAGTATTTTCATATTCTTCTATTTGGTTGTTATTGTTACTAATACTTGATTTAGTCTCTTCAATATCACGGTCACCTTTTTTAATACGATCACCCAAAAATCCAATATCTCTTCGGATATTATCTGCCTGTATTGCACGCTGAACCGTGTTAAATAAATCTGGATTCAGTCTTTGCAACTCAGCCATATCTTCGTATGAATCTAAGTTCTGATATCTCTGTTGGACTGCCATCGCTCCGTCAGGAGACCTGACCTTATCATTTTCAGTAGCAATCATTCCCTGCCGGGTTCGGTCAAATAGTTCATCTTGTTTACGTAGCAAGTCTGATCTTTTTTGTTCTTGGTCTGTGCTCTGGCGTATTAGTTTATTATCAAGTTTATCTGTAAGCCCAGTTACTTCACGATATCTTGCGAACTGTTCTTTAGTAAGATACTTAGATAAATCAGTATCCCCCTTTAAGAATCTATTCCATGAATACTCATCACCCGGTGAACGGTAACTTTTAATAAGTTGCTTGTCCAATGATACTGTTAAATCCAGGATTTGGTCATTAAGACCTGTATATTCGTAGTTGTATAATTTTCTACATCTACCTTTATCAAATATTTCGGATAGTAATTTTCGTGTTTCAGAAATTTTTATAGTCTGATCTTCAACATCCTGAATTATTATTTCACGATGCATAGTTATATAATATGTGATATCGTAAGCAGATTTATTTGTAATAAGATTGAATTCTTTTTGGACAACTTTGGGTATAATTCTAACTGCATATGAGAAACCTGGATTTTTAATTAAAAGCTCATCTTTAACTTTTGACGATTGTATACACATATCATATAAGAGATGTGCAATACTAACTCCAGCGGTTGATTGTCCAATTTGCTGTGCAATATTTAAACCATTGGCACTACGGCGTTCAATTTCAGTACTGGCGGAACTTTTATTTGCAAGTTCATTATTCATTTTAGATTCTGCAAATCTCTCTTTAAAATCTTCACTAAATTCAATATTATAACTATTAAAATATCCAGTTTGATCTTCACGATAACCAGTACCCAAGTGTGCAGTTTTATTTAACTCAGTAACAAAAGAATTTAATGTTCCATTTAATGTAGGCTTGATATCAAAGGTCAAGTCATGTTTTGTCGTATTAATAACATGCGTTGATGCAATATAATTTACCGCTGTACCAGTTAAACTGGTTGTAGTTCCAGTAGCATTTGTTGTAGTATTAATCTCACTGTAACTAGTAATTAAAAATGGAATAACTTTTGCAATTGGCAACACCGTTGAATTTTTTGGATTATCGTTGTCATATCCTTTATATGAAATTTTAATAAAATATACCGCAGTGCCAATGTCTGAATATCCCATAAGATTAGCAAATGTATGTAATGTATCATTAAGATTGGTATTTCCGATTTGAGTGATATCAAAGGCAAGATGTGAATCTACTCCCACCATTTTAGCAACATTCCCATCACCGGTACCTAAATTCTCTAAAGTTAAATTATCAATATTGAATTCAGTAGATGTTGCTGTTTGTGCAATAGTTACTTTATCAATATCTTTTGTAGGCCATCCACCTGATATAGTTTTTTCAAAAGAATCACGATTAAATTCATGAAACGCAGTTGCATCATCTTTTGGAACAATAAACAGTTCTATATGATATGAATAATTTTCATAATTATCAAGTTCATTATACCAAAATATTTCTTGTTCTTCGGCAGCGTTAACCACTTCCTTTAATGTAGAGAAATCATTTGCGCTAAAAAAGCCATTCTCTTTTTTTAATTGTGGTAATTCACTTCTTTTTGTGTCTGTTTTAATTAGATTGGGATATTCCTGTTCATATGGCGTAACGCCTCCACCTATGTAAACATTGGGCAGTGGATCAACAGTTGGAATAGTTCTGTTATTTGATGGTTGCTTTACAATTGAACTTACATATCCACGATTTGATGAAGTATCTAATGATAGTATATCTGATAATCTAGGAGAATCTGGTTTTCCCATTGGTGTGGGACCCACACCAATAATTGGTGTGGGGTCGCCATCAAATCTTTCGTCTGAGTTAGTATTTTCGTGATTTGCGATAGTTGCAACAGTTGGTTGTGCACCACTTGATATGTTTGCTAAGTTAATACCTTTAGTGATATAATTTTTAAAATAGTTAGAGGATCCTGTGCCGCCCTCTTTTTGTATCATTGCGCTTACAAGTTTTTTAGTAGTTGTGGGATCTTTCTTTAATTCAAGAGGGAGGTCTGGATCTACTCCCATACTTTTAGAAACAAAATCAATATACCCGCCAGTATCATTTTCTCCGTATGGTGCCCAACGTGATATTATTTCTCTTATACTAGATAAATTATATCTTTCTTGGTAGGTATGTAAGGTTTTGACCATTGCACGAACTCCCATTTCAGGAGTAACAAACGTCACAAATTCAGTGTCGTTGCCTGTTACCGAACCGTCCCAATTACTTCCACCAAGCCTGATATTACCGGGATTATTGTTTCTTTGATTTCTGGGTATAGTAGACATTTTTAGCCCATTCTATCTATATTAGTTTTTTTAGGAATACGTATAACTTTACCAGGAGTAAAATCATTGATTGGGTCTTGTATGATATCTGGATTACGTAGTGCAAATATCCACCAGTATTTAGATGTACCATATGACTCATAACTTAGAAGGTCAGGTCTGTTATCTAATCTTTGTGGGATTGTATACTCAATGTCCATGGGATCTTTAATTATATATCTGGGTTTTTGTATATCTAAAATCTTATTAAATAATATTGGAGTATTTCTCCATGGTGATCTGTTATCATACATAACCTTTACCTCTCAAATTTCCTCTTAGATATTCATCTACTGTAAAGTTTTCTCTTATACTTTTAGGAGAATATGTAGACAATAATGAAAATACAAAGACACCATTTACTGGCATTCTAATTGTTTCGTTTGATGTATTAGTGTTTGCTGAACGTAGTTTTCCTTCAGCAGTCATAACACCATCTTCTACAGGTCTATGTTCTATTTTTTTTAACACATCATAAATTTCGCCTCTGGGATCCCCACCTACTGTTGGGTCTCCAGTCTTTTTATTTTCTATTTCGATATAAGATACGTCAGCATCCAAGTTGTATGTAAAATCAGTTAATACAACAGGAACATTTTGAAATATACCATGTGCATTAAATCTAAGAACCGGTGGTGGTAATCCTCTATCATTATCTAATTTACCAAATCTCATTTTCATTGAACCTCTAAAAAAGTCTAATGCCTGCAAGATATAATATGCCTGCTCTTCATTCTCAATTAGTATAGGAGCAGTAACGGAAAAAGATGCATTAGTTGCAGATTCAAAAAATGCTTGTTGAAAGTTAGAATGTGTCGTAGCCGCTTGTGAATAATTTGCATTTATAATATTAGTAACGGTGGGCGTATACGGAAAGTTAAACTTTCGTATTCCACTCTCTCTCAATCGACCACTGGGATCAATGATATTTACAGGTTGCTGGTCCTTGTATGGGTTATACGCCATAACTGCTTCTCCTAGATTACATCAGTATTTATCACGGTATAAACTACGTATATTTAGAAAACATTAAATAGGTTGACAACTATATAAAAACAATGTATAATAATAATAAATTATTAGGAGAATACAAAAATGGCCAGACGGCAGAATTATTTAAACAATAGAGATATGCTAAAGCAAATTCATATTTCTAAATCTAATTTTTCATGGTTTGAAGATCGTGACCTATACAATCAATTTGATGTAATCATTGATAATATTGCTGGCGAACTTGATCTAAAAACAGAACTAAATTCATTAATGGATGTTGCTAGACAGACAAAAGCAGACCGTATTCAAAAGGCTGCATGGGATTTGAACACTGACAAAAAGAAAAAACAAGTTGATTTTGCGGTAGACAAAAATTCATTCAACGAAGAAGAATTAGTATTCCGTGTTATGACATTTGAACATATTCCGGATGAACCAGGAAGAAAACTAAATCCCAAAACTGTGGCAGATCATAAAGTTAAATTAAACTTTCCACCATACAAGCATTATATTCTCCGAAATGGCGAAGTTGCTGAAGTGGGCATATCACATTTCAATAAAAATAAAGAATTTGACTTGACATCAGGTAAGATTACTGCTACATTGGCAAATATGTATATCAAACTAGTAGAACGCTATTCACAGCGTGGTAATTGGCGTGGATACACATATATTGACGAAATGAGAGGACAAGCCTTACTACAGTTGACACAGATTGGTCTGCAGTTTAATGAAGCAAAATCAGATAATCCATTTGCTTACTACACAGCAGCAGTTAATAATTCATTTACACGTGTTCTTAACATTGAGAAGAAAAATCAAGGCATACGAGATGATCTATTAGAGAAATCAGGACAGGCTCCTAGTTGGACAAGACAACTTGAACATGAAATGAAGTCGCAAGAGCGGTGGAAGAAAATTATTAGAACTAATATCACAGACGAACAAATACCAACAGAAACTATTAAAGAGATTTATGCAGACGATGAGTGATAATTTATTCAAAAAATTAGCATACTTTACAGATATACATTTTGGAATGCGAAACAACGCACAGCAACACAATAAAGATTGTAGTGATTTTGTTGATTGGTTTATCCAAGAAGCAAAAGAACGTGGATGTGAAACATGTATATTCGGTGGGGATTGGCATCACAATCGTGCCAGTTTAAATATATCAACAATGAAATATTCGATTGAAAGTTTACGTAAACTTAATGATGCATTTGAAAATGTTTATTTCATTAAAGGTAATCATGATTTATTTTATCGTGAAAGTCGTGAAGTTAGTAGCGTAGAGTTTGCTAAGGAATTTGAAAATATCACAGTTGTTGATGATACAACCATTAATGGTGATGTTGCACTAGTAAGTTGGCTAGTAGGCGATGAATGGAAGAAAGTGCCCAAGATCAAATCTAAGTATATGTTTGGTCACTTTGAACTGCCTACATTTAAATTGAATGCAATGGTAGAGATGCCTGACCACGGTGGCCTAAAG